TTCTCGTCGATGAGGTTTTGCCGGGCGATACGTTCACTATGAAGTTGAACGGTTTTGCGAGAATTTTCTCGCCATTAGACGCTCCGGTTATGGACAACATCGAACTAGAGACCTTTTTCTTTTTCGTTCCGTGTCGCCTATTATGGGACAACTGGACGAAGATGATGGGCGAGCATGATGCCGCTGGTGCACAAGACACCACGTACACCGTTCCTATTATTGCAAGCGGAATGGTCGTCGATCATGATGCTGAGCATGCCGCAGGAGCCGCCCACATTTTGGGAGCTTACCTTGGCTTGCCCCATGGTATTACCTCGGCATCGACGAATATCATCGCGCTCCCTTTCAGGGCCTATAACCAGATTTATAACGAATGGTTCAGAGACCAGAACCTAATCGGTGAGGCCAGTGAGTTGAAAGGTGATGCTGCCGATGCCCACACCATCTATGTGCTACGGCAATCAGCTAAAAAGCATGATTATTTTACAAGTTGTTTGCCGTATTTGCAAAAAGGAACGGCCCAGACCGTTGCTTTGGCTGGCAAGCCATTTGTACAATTTGACGGCACCGCTGGGCAAGACCTCGGTATTTATAGTACCGCGTTAGTCGATCATCAAAAGATTGACGCCGATTTGTCCTTAGCAGATATGAGTACGTCCAGCCAGACGTCTGCTCGGACATTGTATGTTGATTTATCGAGTCTCGGCACGATTGACATCAATGCACTTCGACAGTCGGTAGCTATTCAGAGGCTCTTGGAGCGCGACGCGCGTGGAGGTACTCGATATGTCGAGATTATTAAGAGCCATTTTGGTGTTACATCACCGGATTTTCGACTCCAAAGACCGGAGTATTTGGGTGGTGGAAAGTCGTTTATTACGGTTGCGCCTGTGGCGAACACATCGAGCACTGCTGGCGAGGATCAAGGAGAATTGAGAGGCGTAGGTAGTGGCGTTATTTCCGGTCATGGTTGGGCCAAATCCTTTACCGAACACGGATATGTGATCGGTATTATGAGGGCCCGTGGCGACATCACATACTATCAGGGTATTGATAAGATGTGGGGCCGGAGTAATAGATATGACTTTTTCATGCCGGCCCTCGCTAACTTGGGTGAACAAGGTGTGTTGAATAAGGAGATTTGGCACAGCAACAACAACACCATTGACGTCGGCATTTTTGGCTATCAGGAGAGGTGGGCCGAATACAGATTCAAGCAGTCGAGACTATGCGGGAATTTTAATCCCGAGGTTTCGGGTTCCCTCTCTTTTTGGCATCTGGCAGAAGATTTCGCGACCCTGCCGCCGTTGGATGTTACGTTCGTGCAGGATCAGACGCCTATGACACGAGTTACCACCGTGTCGTCCGAGCCGGACTTCATCGCGGATCTATGGTTCGACTATAAGTGTGCGCGACCGATTCCGGTCCGATCGATTCCCTCCTTGATAGCCGGCGTTTTTTAATGGTTATGATTGCCCCGCTCGTAGTAGCGGGTGCTATAACTGCCGGTGGCGCTTGGTGGGCTAATCGCCAGCGCCAGAAGGAAGCCAAGAAGGATCGCAACTTTCAAGAGCGAATGAGTAGTACTAGCTGGCAACGTGGTGTCGCCGACATGGAGGCAGCAGGATTAAATCCTGCTCTAGCTTACGGCAAAGGAGGCGCCTCCAGCCCGGGCGGTGCCATGGCCGGCGTTGAGAATGTTACCGAAGGCGCCGTTAGTTCCGCCCAACATGCCCAAAGGCAAGAAGCGGAGATCAAGCTATTGACGCAGCAGGAGATGCTCGCGCGTTCTAGTAGGCGCGAGAAGGATTGGTTAGCTAAAGAATCCGAGGCCCGTACCGGGCGCACCATACAAGGAGAATTAAATGATATGGTGCAGAATCGCATCCTGCGATTGCAGTTACCATGGCTAGATGCTAGCGCCAAAGCGATTCAACGATTTCCCAGTGCTGCAATGTTGCAGCTCATTATGAATAGCGGAGGTAGCCAAGCTATGGGTATGGCCGGAACCCTCGGAGGCGCTCGTCTTTTGAGAGGCGCCCGCAGTGGAATTGGTGGAGTATTCAGACCGCAACGTGTGCGGTTTGAGTTGCCCTCAGGATATAGGAGCGGTGGACGATGATCTTAGACAAGAGAGGTAGGGAAAGGGTTCAGACCCATTTCCCAAAAGAAGAAGGACAGACGATCCAGAGCGATGCGCATTTGGCCGACATTCAAGAGATCATGAAGAGTTATGGCGTGCACGGTATGCATGCGATGCTCGAGCAGACCGAAGCACAGTTCTTGGACATCAGCGACTTCACGGATTACGCCGACATGATGCGGCATGTGAAGGTGGCCGAACTCGAATTCATGAAGTTGCCCAGCGAGATTCGAGGGAAGTTTGACCACGACGTGTTTACGTGGTTAGATTCGGCCCATGATGAGCGAAGAGAGGCCCCGCCTCGAACCGAGCGGGGCAGAGAAGGTGATCCGCCGCCAGAGGTGCCGGCGGTTCCCGTGGTTGTGGAGCCCGTGGCAGCCCCAGGAGCAGCCGACGGGTAGTTTCAGGTGAGTAAGGTCACCTGGCACATATATAACAAGGTAGGATATGTGCAGAGCCCCACCGACGTCGTCGGTGGGGCTCTTTTTGGAGGTAGTAGAGTGAGGGTCGACCTTCCCAGGGCCGTTAGACGGCATCCTGGGAGGTCTATTTTTTTGGTTTCAGCGCTTTCGGCATGACAGGATTAGGATTCGGCGGTAAAACCGCCTTTTGCAGCTCCGACAGATGCAAATTGCAATCTGCGAGCTTCGCCTTCAGCCGATCGCGCTTTTGGATCTCCTTTAGCAGAGCAGCCTCGAGGATCGTAAGCTTGAACGCTTCGATTTGTGACGTATCCATGGGTTCCCCATGTTAAAGAGATTGAAGATTAGAATAGTTTATTTACCCCCGGTAGGGAAGGGGAGTAGTTGGATCCCATTTTCAAGGAGAAGGTCATGAGACGACAGAAGATGAGCCGCCGTAGTTCACGACGGGCTTTCAGGAATGGAGCTGCACGGCAGCACAAAAAGAATCGGATGACCGCGTACGGAATGCGGGGCGGTATACGCCTGTGATTATTCTTGGGCGAACACACGAAGGCCTGATAGGACCGTGTTCGCCTGAGGTGATCGCATTTATGCTTACGGGCGGCCTCTGGCCTTGGTACGTCGGCTTTGCCGCGTGAGTTGCTACCATCCGGTTGAAGTAGGCATTATGCGCCGGTCGTTTTATGGGGGACCACGTGTGAAGGATTTGCAGGTGGTCCCCTGCGGTAATTGCATTGGATGTAGAGCGACCCAGGCGCGAGAGTGGACGATGAGGATTATGCATGAACGTCGAATGCACGACGATGCATGGTTTTTAACGTTGACGTATTCGGATGAGGAGGTACCCGAGAATGGTTCGTTACGTGCTAAAGACTTTCAGGCGTTCATTAAGGCCGTGCGTCGGGAGCATGAGGCGAAGAGCATCCGATTCTACGGATGCGGGGAGTATGGAGAGAGTACCAAACGGCCACATTACCATGCGGTGCTTTTTGGTTGTGGTTTTATGGATCGCACTCCTATACGGAGTGGCGCTAATGGTCCGATTTGGCGGTCCGAAAGTTTGGAACGTTATTGGGGCCATGGTATCAGCGAGTTTGGAAGCGTAACAGACGCAAGCGCCGCTTATGTAGCGGGTTACGTGAGGAAGAAGATCAGTAAGAAAGTGTATCCAGAGGCTTATGAGAGAGTTAATTCCTGGACAGGAGAAGTAGTAGATATTGAACAGGAGTTTTCGCGAATGAGTTTGAGACCTGCAATTGGTAGACATTGGATTCAGAGATATTGGAGAGATGTTTATCCGAAAGATTATGTTGTGATGCAGGGTAGGGAGTTTAAGCCACCGCGATATTATGATAAGTATATGGATGCGGAGCATCCGGAAGTGATGATGGATGTCAGAGAGAAGAGAATTAACGAAGTACAGGAGGTGAGCGATTATACGCTGAATGCGAGAGAGGTGGAGCACGTAGCCCGAGTAGGTTTATTTGAGAACAGGAGTACGATGTGATGGAGACTCACATATTTACCGTGTATGACAGTGCGGCGAGTAGGTTTCTAGAACCCTTTTGTGCGCCGACGATTGAATTTGCGATGAGAGAGTTTAAGACCGCAGCTAATCAGGAGGGACATCAGTTTGCGAAGTACCCATCGGATTATACGCTGTTTCACATCGGACAGTTCGATGCGGAGAAAGGGAAAGTTGAAGGCAAGGACCCCATTAGTTTGGGGCTTGCCATTACTTTCGTAGATACGCCGTTTAGCGGCGATCCGGACATTATTAAGGAGGCGTCCTGATGCCCGTAGATATGGTAAGGGTCAAGAGACCGGAAACAAATGTGTTCCGGGAGCAGCCAGCTGCTAATATTGGGCGATCACAGTTTAATAGATCGCATGGGTTAAAGACGACGTTTGACGCGTCTTATTTATATCCCATTCTCGTCGATGAGGTTTTGCCGGGCGATACGTTCACTATGAAGTTGAACGGTTTTGCGAGAATTTTCTCGCCATTAGACGCTCCGGTTATGGACAACATCGAACTAGAGACCTTTTTCTTTTTCGTTCCGTGTCGCCTATTAT